CCACGCTGTCGGCGATTGGCAGCATCGAGGTGCGCCAGAAGAAGGTCAAGCGCAAGAAGGTCCACAAGTACATCATGTCCGGTGGCAAGGTGTTGGATGACGCTGGCTACATTGCCGGCAACTGCATCCCCATCGTGCCGATCTATGGCAAGCGCTGGTTCATCGACAACATCGAGCGTTGCTCAGGTGTGGTGCGCTTCGCCAAGGATGCGCAGCGCCTGAAGAACATGCAGTTGTCCAAGCTCGGCGAGATCAGTGCGCTGTCGAGTGTCGAGAAGCCGATCTTGGTGCCTGAGCAGGTCGCCGGCCACCAGGTGATGTGGGCCGAGGACAACCTACGCAACTACCCCTATCTGCTGGTGAACCCGATCACGGGCGCAGATGGCAGCCAGCAGGTGGCCGGGCCGGTGGCCTACACCAAGAGTCCCGAGATTCCGCCTGCGATGGCGGCGCTGTTGCAACTGACCGAATCTGATATTTCGGACATTCTGGGCAACCAGCAGAACGGCGACAAGATCGTCAGCAACATCAGCGGCAAGGCCGTGGAGATGGTGCAGCAACGTCTGGACATGCAGGCGTTTCTGTACATGAGCAACTACAACAAAGGTGTGCAGCGCTGCGGTGAGATCTGGCTATCGATGGCCCGCGAGGTCTACGTGGAGTCCAAGCGTCGCATGAAGGGCGTCGGGCCTCAGAACGAGGTCGAGTCGGTTGAGCTGATGCGCCCGACGTTGGATCGCAACGGCGAGTTGGTCATGGAGAACGACCTCTCCCAGGCAAAGTTCGACGTGGTGTCCACTGTCGGCCCATCGTCGAGCAGCCAGCGCTCGGCCACGGTGCGCTCGCTGCTGGGCATGCTGCAACTCACGCAGGATCCACAGACTCAGCAGGTGCTGCTGGCGATGGCCTTCCAGAACATGGAGGGTGAGGGCATCAGCGACGTTCGCGCCTACTTCCGCAAGCAAATGGTTCAGGCTGGCATCATGCAGCCCACGCCCGAGGAAGCCGAGGAGATGGCCGCTGCTGCTCAGAACGCGCAGCCTGATCCGAACGCTGTGTTTGTCGAGGCTGCTGCTGAAAAGGCAATGGCTGAAGCGGACAAGGCCAGAGCCGATGCGGTGAAGACCGGGGCTGAGACGGCGCTGACGGAAGCCAAGACGCTGGAGACGCTGGCCAAGGTCGGCGGCGAGGCTGAGGCCGCGATGCAGCCGCAATCCACGCCAGAGCCGGCAGCGCTGCAGGTTGATCCGTTCGAGGCGGCCAAGCGCGAGCTGGAGCTTGAGAACATGCGGATGGATAACGCCGCGAAGTTTGCAACCCTGGCCAAGGCGCTCAAGCAGCAGCAGGCCGAGGAAGAATCCGGCAGCGAAGAAGATTCCGAGTCCGACGAGTCCGATGATAAAGTCAGTGAAACCCTGGGCGAACTGAAGTCCATGGTTGAATCGTTGGCCAGGCAGGTCGCGGACATGAGGCCGCAACAACCGATCATCGTGTCCACGGGCGGCGGCGGCAAGAAGATCCAGATCACCAAGACCTCCACCGGGTTCTCCGGTGAGGTCGTCAACGAAGAATGAAAGGGCCTGAACCATGTCCATGACCAACGCCGCCGAAGCGGCACTCCTCGACCTTCTGTTCCTGAACGTCGATTGGGCCGACATCGGGGACGCTGCTGGCCTGCAGAACTCTGCCACTGCGGGATCGTTCTTCATTTCGCTGCACAGCGCAGACCCTGGAGAGGCTGGCACACAGAGTACCAACGAGATCAGCTACACCGGTTACGCCCGCGTGGGCGTGAACCGCACCGCAGGCGGCTGGACGCGAACGGTTTCCACCATTGCCAACACCGCGCTGGTGCAGTTCGGTCAGTGTACGGCGGGCACCGCCACGGCCACGCACTTCGGCATCGGCACGGACTCTACTGGTGCTGGAAATCTGCTGCTGAAAGGTGCGCTCAACGCCAGCCTGTCCATCAGCAACGGCATCCAGCCGCAGTTCGCTGCTGGTGCCATGACCGCTACCGTGGACTGATGTGAGCCTGCGGTACTTTTGCGCCCACTGTCTGCGAGACCTTGAGCTCGTAGACAACCAGGTACAAGCGTGCCCAGATCACCCAGATGGTGCAGTGGATTGGCATGTCGAGGTGACGCCCGATGCCGCTGAATAGCGTCCGCCAGCTCGCCGACTCGGTGGCCGACGATGGCCGCGAGTGGCAGTCGTTCTTCTACAAGATCGCCGTGCCTGCCGCCGGCGGCGGCCGGTGGGCTGACTGCAGCGTGGGCTCGGGCATTCCGGTCTACAACGCCTACGTCGGCAATCCCCTGGAAGCCACGCCGCTGATAGGCGCAGGCAACCGTGGCATCTACACCGGCCCGACGCCGGAGCCTGGGCAAGAGAAATACCTGCATGTCATGCAGGCCGTTAGCGCCGGCACGGGTGTGCCGGGCTATCTGTTGCTGGCAGACTACCTGATGTTTTACCCGCTGATCGATGGAGACTCCACTGACCAGCAGGACATGGACAACACCGCGCCATTGCCCAGGTACACCTCGGGCGACGGGGTACAGTGCATGATTGTGGTGGCCTCGCCCATGACGCAGGTCGGCAGCGTGACGATCAGCTACACCAACTCCGACGGAGTGTCTGGGCGCATCTCAACCGCTGGGCTGGTCGCTACCACGGTCATCGGCAGCCTCGCCAACACATCGGATGCCACGACTGCCGCTGGCGCGGTGTCGCCCTTCATCCCGCTGGCCAGTGGCGACAAGGGCATCCGCAGCATCGAGTCGGTCACGGTGTCGGGCTCGCCTGGGGGGTTGTTCAATGCGGTGCTGGTCAAGCCGCTGGCGCACTTGCAGATACGCGAGAACTCCACAGCGGCAGAGAAGACCATGCTGCCGCACTCGGCTTCGTGCCCAAAGATCGAGACCGGCGCGTACCTCAACTGGATACTGAACAACGGCAGCGCGAACGCTCCGTTACTGCGCGGCTTCTTGCAATTTGCCTGGGGATAACCATGCCTTTCTCATCGATGGACGATCTCGTCAACGAGATTACAAGCGGCAAGTTCAACCGCTCCGACTGGAACAAGATTACGGGCGCTGCCGCCTACACGGCTGGCCGGTGGTACGACTTCAGCGCCCTGGGCGGAACGCCTGTCGCAAATGCCTGGGCTGGCACCGCGCTGGCCTGGAGGACATGCGACGCCGCAACGGGCAACGGCACGCAGATCTTCGGCATCCCGCACGGTGGCAACGTCAGCCCGGACACCAAGCACATCCTGAACGTCTCGGCAGTGACGGCGGTGGCCACGGGCGTGCCTGCACAACTGATGCTGGTGGACTTGCAGGGCTACTGGCCCGGCATCAGCAACAACAGCGCCGTGGCTCAGACCCTCACCGGCACGCCCAGCCTGCGCTACACCAACGGCGCCGGGTGCCGACTGTTCTGGGTGCAGACCGCCACTGCAGGCGCGACGGCGCAGAACATCGCGGTCAGCTACTCCAACACCACGCCCACCTCGGGCCGCACGCTGCCGGTCACCGTGGCCATGACCGCCTCGGCCATCACGCCGCACATCAGCCACTCAGGCACCGCAGCGAACAACTACGGGCCGTTCCTGCCGCTGGCAAACGGCGACACGGGCGTGTCCAACGTGGCTACAGTGCAATTCAGCGCGGCCAACACTGGCACCGGGGCGCTGTGCCTTGCGAAGCCCCTGCTGACGCTGCCTCTGACCACGGTGTCCGTCGCTGCCGAGCGCGATCTGCTCAACCAACTGCCGAGCCTTCCTCGGGTGATGGACGGCGCCTGTCTGACATGGCTTTACTTTGCGGGCGCGGCCACTGCGGCCAGCACCAATTTCTACGGCGCGGCTGAGTTCGGCTGGGGCTGATGGCACTCAAGCAAAACACCACGATCCTGGCGCAGTTGCCACTGCGCCTGATCGGTGGCGACCCCGGCACGCTGCGCTCCATGTGGGGCCGTGGCGACCGGATGAACCAGTCCGTGGGCCAGGGCATTCCGTCCAAGCTGGCGGGCATCCCCAGTGGGCACCTCGCGCCATCGTCGTGGGTGCTGCCGTACAAGCCTGGGGCGATGTCGTCGTTCACCAATCTGGTGGTGACGGTCACGCCGGGGCTGCTAAATCTTGCGGCTGGCGTCAACATCAGCGGCGACTCGACGGTCACGATTACTGTCAACCCGGCAGACGGGCAACTGATCGTCTCGGCGGTCGGCTCCACGTCGATCACGTTCAACCTTGCGGCCAACCTGGCCGGCGCCCTGTCGGCCTCGGGCAGCACGGCCGTCACGTTCACGGTCAACAACGCTACCCTCGGGGCCATCGTCGACGCCGTGGGCGCCGCGCTCGTGCAGTTCTCAAACAGCGCCACGGTCAGGGCCACGGGCAACCTGTCGGGCGACATCACGCCGTTTACCGAGCTGAGCCCGCAGTCCCTGTCAGCGGCGGTGTGGGAATCCCTCGCCAGCGCCTACAACGCGCCTGGCACGATGGGAGAGCTGCTGAACAGCGCGGGCGGCGGTGCCAGTCCGGCCACGATTGCCGCTGAGGTGTGGTCTACACCGCTTGAGACGCTGACGGCCGAGGAGATCATGCGCGTGCTTCTGGCGGCGCTGGCCGGCGCTCGATCTGGGCTCGGCTCGGCGACCGAGGAATACCTGGCGCAGGACGGCACCACGCCGCGCATCACGTTCAGCCCCGACGCGCAGGGCAACGGCACGCCGATCATCGATGCTACTTAGAAACCGGCTTCTCGGCGGTGCGCTGTTCGCAGGCCTGCTGTTCGGTGG